CCTTAAAAGGTATATATACTTGTATATAAGAAAATAAAAAAAGAGAGGGATAATTCCCTCTCTTTTCAAGTTTTATTCGTGATAATAATCACTATCAAACCCTTTATACAACAATCTATATTCTTCAATGATATGTTTAGCTCGTAGTTTAGGAATAACCATTGCTAATACCCATCCTAATAAATGAATAGGCCAAACTAAAAATAAACAAATTAAAGCTAACCAATCATGATAATTATTTCCTATTAATTCTGTCTTAAATGATTTACCAAGAATTACGAAATAAATACCAATCGTAGCCCATACAGAATATGTTCTACCTTTTGAAGCTATAACTCGCTTATAATCATTTACTGAAACAATTGTTGATCCAATGTTTTCAATAACCGATGTAAGAATGCATACTAATAAATACATTCCTATCCAAAACAAAGCATTTTTTAACATAATACCTTATCTCCCTTTATTACGAATCAAACTGAATAAATTTACTCATATCAGCTTGATAAGTTTTGATAGTTAAGTCGTGCATCTTTTTCATAGATTTATTCAAAGATGCATTCATAGGAATACTAGAAGTTAATCCTACATTTTCAATATTCATGATATAAAATGAATCACCTGCACATTTATTACATACAGATGGTTTACCTTTACAATATAAAGGAGAACGCATTTTGATAGTTTTACCTATCAGTTTCTGAAGAATCTCAGAAGTTAACATGACTTCTTTACCATTGATCAGTGCGTAACGGAAGAGAATACTTGTCCAGTTTCCTTTTTCAACATTATATGTAATATAACCATGTGTTCCACAATCAGTACCTTTCTTATCAAGTGTAACTGTCTGCATCATACCATTAGTATATTTAGCAAATGTACCACCTTTTGCAGTGTTTACACCTCGAGAATAAGAAGCATACAAAGCTTTATTTGCAATAAGGTCAAAGTTTTCAGGAGTAATACCATCGTTAAACGCATTATTATTAATACGGAATTTTCCAGAAGTAAGATCCATCATAGGACCATTTTCGATTACAGAGTTTTTATAGTTGTTTCCGAAATTAGGTTTCTTAACTTCATAAAGTCTGAATGAAGGATCTTTACCAAGTTCTTCTTTAGCTTTTGCTAACAAAGGATCTTCAATATATTTTTTGTAATTAGCAATTGTATTATTATCAATTACTTCATTTTTAAGGAATTCAGGATGTTCTTTAAGTAACTGTATTTTAAGTTTCTTAACTTCAGCATTTGGAATGATAAGAGCTGCAGAAACACCAGGCATAAATAACTCAGTATTATAACCCATCCAACATACAGTATTTGAATATGTGGCGAATTCATCAACAGTGATGTATCCTTCCATAATCATTCTACCAATATTAGCATTGAGTTTACCAAAGTTATCTTTACCCATAGGAGCATTCATATAAGCTAACTTTTCACCAAATGAATTACAAATAATAAAAGCGTTGAATATGAAAATACCTAATGTAGTATCTTTAACAGCATTAGGTTGATTCTTCAAAACTCCAGCTGGTAAATCGAAATAATCTGTTACATTATATTTAGATGGAGCCATAATAATGTTACCATCTTCATCCTGTCCTTTTGCTTTACGTGTAAATAATTCTGTTAAATATGAGCGTGTTACATTAGCAGGATCTGCAAGTTTAAGAACATCTTCCTTAACCTGATCCCATTCCCACTTTCTATATACGCCATAGTTATCTACTGCATTCATAGAATAACCTCTTTAATTAATATATAGAAATGTCAATCCTAAGAAAAAAAAGAAGATGAGTCATTCGACCCACCTCCTTTTTTCCAGCTTAGATTTCAGTCTTATTCAGACTTACTGTCTTCTTCATCTTTGCCACCATATTCAGCAAGCTTCAGTGTATATTCTGCTTCGAGCTGTCTGCGCTGGAGTTCACCTTCGAGCTCAATTTTTCTGAGCTCTAAGTTCAAACGAACTTTTTCTTCAGCTGTTGCTTTTTGAGCTCTCAATTCAGAGAGTTCAAATTCGCCATCGGCATAGTCAATGGCTTTCTTTACACTGATAGCCATATCAGCGTATTCTTTAATACTATCCCAGTTCTTAAGAACTATAATAGTATTTGACCAAAAGCCTGTAAGACCTTTACTTACGTTTGCGAAGAACTTAGCGAAAGCTGCTTTTGCTTCTGCATTGTCCTCCTTCTCCCATTTTCTGTATCTTTCTTCAGCGGATACAGAGAACGCTCTAAGGTCAGCGCGTTCTTCTTTTGTTAAAGAACGCATCCATGAGTAATATTCATGGATAACCTGTCCGAAGAATTTCAAACTCATACCAAATGTCTGTATGAGACAAGACATATTAGTCTTATGTACATCCTTGGATGTTGTCACACTTAAACCAGAAGGAAATACTCCAAAGAACAATCCTTCGTTATCGTTTGAATTTGTCTGGTTTGTTTTTTCTGCTGTCTTAGCCATAGTTTTACCCCTCAATTTTTGTATACCTGGGTTTAATTGTAACCCGCCATCATAGATATTTTGGTAGAATCAACATACGTCATTCCCCTCAACCTCATTATTATAATATATAAGTGAATATGATTAGTTTGCAAAATAAAGAGATGGAGGGTACAACCCTCCATCTCAGAAATAAGTACGACTTATTCCAGCAAAAAGTAGGAGTTAACATGACAAAGAAAGTACCGTAAGACAAGACGGACTTTTAAGCACGGCAGAAAAAGTTGTTACAAATTTCATTTATAAAACAATTGATTACGAATATACACGATACTGGAAATCAATTGTTGAATTTTCACGAGATACTGAATAAGGATCAAATGTAAGATGAGCGAAAAGTTCAGCATCATAAATTTCAGAATTCATCTTGATATTATTCAAGTTAGGTGTTGATTCTGGAAGATCCTTAACTGGAGTAAGTTCATTGTTTCCATCTCTATAAGCATCGAGACCAGTTACAAGACCGATTTCAGAAATGCTTGCATTTTCAAGAGATTTATCAATAAAGTTAAACCATTCTTTAAATTCTTCAGCAGAGATTCTCATACCCATATCGATGTAGTTTGTCTGAACTTTATCACCTTTGAAAGCATTTACATATCCACCTACAATTTCAGCATTTGGATCTTTAGCTGTATCAGCCCACATTGGTTTATAAGGTTTACCATCAACCATCATCTGGATACCTTCAACATCGTTGAATTCAATTTTCTTGAAATAATATCCTTTCCAACCAGCAAGACGAGAATCAGCTGGATAAATAACTTCGAGTTTATACTGGCTACGAATATCATCAGCAAGTGTATCACCAACAGGAATGAAACGGAAAGGAATCATATTATACAATTTAGCATCTACAGAATGTGGAGGCCAAGATGTATTGTATACTGTGCCATTGATGGCTCCATCACCAGCACACCAATATTCTACCTTACGACGACGGAAAAGATCCGATGGAAGACGAATATTATGAGCAGTTACTGTAGGAGCAGAATCTCCTGTAACTGGATCAAATTCACCAAGAACATTATCATTGATGAAAAGATGCTGATCCATATCAGGTTTAATTGGGAAGTTATCTTCAAGAAGTTTTGTACGTCCTGGAAGTACAGTTTTATTTTTAAGAACTTTGATATCTTTTGAACCGTTCTTTGAACAGTTTTTAGCTGTGATAACTACACATGTATCGAAACCAGATTTATTATCATTGATAGATAAATGATCTGGTGTTATAAGTCCATCAGAAATATTTACTATTTTACGCATAGAATTTACGTTCTCCTGTAGAAGTCTTAACTATCAATCGACCATTAGGGATATCCAATGAATCGTCAACAGATACGTTAAGATTTGTATTTAATATATGATCAATTACAATTGTATCCAAAACCTTACTAAAACATTCGATTAGATGAGGAGAATACTTAAATTGATCGTCTTTATATTCAATTGTTGAACCTTCAATTTTGATATCATTGTTAATATTATCATACATACTATTAACAGCATACAAATAATAAGTATACAACAATTCAAATTCTTCTTTACCTAAATCGACATTGAGTTGAGACTTAATGTATTCATTAAGACTTATCTTATCGACAGGTTTGTAAGATTGCCAAACATTCAATGGATTATAGAATAACTGTAGATCGAGACCTTCATAAGATTTATCACCAAATGAATATCTATAGTCTACAGAATACAATTCAGAGAATACCGACAAGAATTCGTTAAACAGAATAATCATATCCTGAATATACGAAGATGAAGTTCCAGACGTATCAGAGTTTTCTGATTCATAAACTAATTTAGAAAATGATTCATTAACCCAACGTTTGAAGGCTTCAATGATTTCATTTTGTAATCTTGTGATTTCAACATTAGTTGGTTTCTTACCAAGTTTATCAATGATATACACTTTAAGTTTATCAGCTTCAAGTTTACCAAGATATTCTGGGAAAGTTTCACAATCTTTGAAAATAAAATAAATACTATTATTAGTTCTAGACTGATTGAGAATATAAGTCCAAGCTTGGAATTCTCTAAAATCATAAGATTCACGAAGTTTCCAAGTAATACGTTTGAGAAGATTAGGATACTGATGTTTATAATCATCAACCAAATCTTCAAAAGTTGTATCGGCTGTAAATTCTCCTAACTGTTGTCCATTTGCATAGAAACGGTATTCAGTCATATAATCTGATAAGTCTTCAGATTCAATATCAAGATGTTTATATCCATCAGCAGCAATGTTACCAAAATGTAAAACATCTTTAACTCTTGCAGTTTCAATACGTTCACCATCAACACCAACAAAGAAATCTTTAAAGTCGGCTTCATTTTCTTTAATGAAGTCTACTACTTTCCAAGTTGCAACTTCTGGAGAAATATCAAACTGAGACATTACATGTCCATTTACGATAACCTTGTTTTCAAATGATGTTTTTTCAACACCAAATGTTCCAAGTTGTCTAAATACTGCTGTAGAATTTATTACACAGTTATCTTTGATAATTGTATCAGGATCAGAATAATTCTTCATCTGTTGTAACCAACAAATTGCACCGAATAATGCTGCAGCTGGTACAGATATATCTGAGTTAAATGAAGTTTTAACCTCAAAGAATTCAGGAGATTCATTCTCATTAAAGAACTTTAACATAATGTAAAGCATATCTCTAATTTCTCGCTGAGATTCTATAATATCGACAGTTCGTGTAAGTGTAATGTAACGAGTGAGAATGGAGTTGAAATTTAAAGAAAGTAATTGTTTTTTAAGAACTTCTTTCTTTTTAGTCTGCATCATGTTAGAGTCATCATCAGACCATCCACCCCACAATTTATCTTTACTAACAAATACACCGTAATCATGAATAACATCTGCTGAAGATATAGAATTAACATCAGTAGCAGAAACTTCACGGAAAACCAGATCGATAGAATTTTCCAAACCTTTAGATGTATCAATACTGATAGATGAATCATCACCAGTTTTATATTTCTTTTCGAGATAATATCTCTTTAACTGAGAGTTAGGGTCTTCAAGAATCTTTTCAAGAATCAAATCCAATACATAGTTATTACCTTTATTAGCAATAAGCTCATTAAGATTTCTAACAATTCGTTGCTTTAATGTAACATCAGAAATCTTAGTAAGAGCAGAATAACCATGTGAATTAAGAATATCATCAAGATTCTTTTCGGTATAAATACCCAATGAATATTTTTCAATATATGTATTTGAATAATTTATAACAGTATAGTACAATAAATTCTCAAGCATGAGAATATTATACAAAGGTTGTTTACTATCAAATCCATCAATATAATCTAATAATACTTGAGTTCTAGCTTTATTGTATGCTTTAAAGAAATATGTTAACTCAGTACCCTTTAAAATATTCTTTTTATATTTAATGATACTATAATTACCCATAGATCTAAGTTTGAATGGTGTAAATGATTCACCAATAAATCTCAAATAATTATAATTAGGATACTGTTCGATTATTTCATCAATATGACCTTGTAAAATATAGTAACTGTAAGTTAATGGATTATTTTCACTAGTAATTTCATGAGCTTTAATCAAATTAACTCTGAATAATTTACCATAAATATCTAACCCTGCCTGCCAATTATTCAACTTAATAGTTATAGGAAGATGTGTTTTTTCTTCAGTGTTATAATAGTAATATTGACTTGAAGGATCTGGTGGTGTTGAAAAATCTGTAATTTCAGTATACCCGAGATCATCGATATCAACATTTACCAAATAAACTGTTTGTTCTGGAGTATTAGGCACACCCATAAATTGACGATAATATTCATTTCTTTCATCATAAAGATAAATTCTTGCAACTCGTAAAGCTGTAAGATAATCTTTATATAATAAAGAATTTGATTTAGATACCAATTCACTAATAGATGAATTAGTAAGTGTATCCAATACCGATAATGAATAATTGTACGGTTTAGTTTTGTCTGATGACATGAGAGTGTGAACATATTCTTTATATTTTATTCTAGACTCTATATCATAATCTGCTAATGTATCGGTTTTTGTATACGCACCATAATAAGCATAATAGTTAGCTATAGATTCGGCAGTTTCTCCTCTATTAGCTTCATACTTATTTTTAATAACTAAGCTGCCAATAAAATTGGCGACTTTTTCAATTTCTGCGGCTCCAGTTTCAGAGCGATAGACGTTTTCGAAACTCATACTTTAGGTATCTCCGCTTTAGAATTAACGTATTTAATATTGTATTGAGTAAATACAGGTTTGAATACGTTTAGTTTATTTTCAGCCAAATTAGCTTGATAATGTACGAAATAATTTTTAAGATCAGCTCTATGTTTAGGAGAGAAGTATTGTCCATACTCTCGAACGAATCCTACTAAATCACCAAAAGTCATTTCCAACGAAATGAATGGTGCTATTTTTGGATTATCCATAGATTTATGAGCAGCTTCTGATAACATAACAGTCTGAACTAATTTTCGTCTATGTAAATCAAGAACTTCAGCAGCAATATCAAATGTATTAATATCATTTGCATTTTCACGCATATGTTTTTCAAGTACTATAGAAACATAATCATACAATGTAAATATCGGACCATGATGCATTTCGATTTTAGTTTTATCACCTTTATCAGATTTAATATTTCCAAATATCGAACATCTGTCTAATTTACAATCTACTTTCAAATAAGCTACATAAGCTTTATAAAGCTTAGAACGTCTTACTCGATTTTCTACAGATTTAATAAACTTTTCTCTAATTTTAGAATCAGTCATATCCAATGGTGATTTATCAAATGGAAGATAATAATATTGAGCATCTTCCATACATACTTGTATCTGACCATTTGCTGTTTCTTTAGAGATAATATTAACCATTTTGGTAGTTGTAGCTGGTAATTCTGGTGTAACATCAATAGTTTTAGCCATAAATCTACCTCAAAGATATATTTAAATGTCGAGCATAAAAAGAAAAAAAAATAAAGCAAGATTAAAAACTTGCTTTATTTTTCACAATCATTTAATATGATTATTTGTTGTGGCGTTCTACATATTCCCGTAATCTATTTAGAATTGGAGATGTTACACTTATTGTGATAGCCGTTGTTTTACCATGATAAGTATAATCCAACCCAATATTTTTAAGTGTAGACATTGGGTATTTGCGCAATTCTTCGATATATTCATCATCCGGATTAGCGTAGAAATTAAATGAATCTACGTTACCGAGATAAAAATTCATGAAATTTGCGGAATTATTGTGGACATCGATATTTTCAAACAGATAATCCAGAATTTCTTCAATCGGTTTTCTTGTTGACAATTCTTCTTCAGTTCGTTTAAAAATATCCACCAAACTCATTTTTACTGTTGTCATTAGCTTACCCTTAGCTGTGTTTTTATTTATGAATGAAGCTACAGCTATTACTTCTATTCATTATTATAATATATAAGAAAAAAAGAAGAGGGAACGAGTCCCTCTTCTTTTAAATAGTTTTTCTTTATTCTAGTATTAGCTAGTCATGATTTCCACAAAAAGCTTTATGATTAATGCTGGAAGCCATATTAAAGTTGCGTATAGAAATATATCACAAAGACATGATTCTTTCCACAACAATGGTTGTTTAGATCTAAACTTTTTATTACATAAACAAGTTATCAGATAACCTATTTTAATAAGTGTTATAGACCAAGATACAATACCATAAAGTAATACTAAAATTAACACTAACGACATGATCCCCTCCTCAATAAGATCAGATTTTATTCAAACTTACTTTTCAAAGATGTATATCGAAGGTGCGAAATATCGTGTAATGAATATACATCCACTACAGCAATCTGTTTAATTTCATTTTCATTAATAGCACTGTTATCAGTAATCAAGTCATTGAAAATGAATGTTACGTTCCAAACATCGGCAACATTATCAACTTCTCCCCAAAGCTTTACAAGATTGAGGAATGTTTCGATAAGACCCAAATGTTTAGAAATAAGCTTATCATTAAGCTTATTAATTTTGTCAGTCAAAGCTATTGCTGCCGCATTTGTAGAAGCACCGCCTGTACTGTTTAATTTTTTAGCAGCTTCATCTGCAGCAATTAAATCATTTGTGATTGTATTGATTTCTGTCATATCTTTGAAGCCGACAACATTTCCAGAATCATCAAATGATGACAATGGAGCAAAGTCTGTGATACACAATTCTTTACAAATTACACCCTTTGGAGATGTAACTGCAACTTTGAATTTATATCCAGCAAATTCAGGGCTAATGATTGTATTTCCAAAAGCCTGAGCAAACTTTGAAAACAGACTTACGATAAATGGTGAGATGGAATTCATTGTATCGAATGAACCAAGATCTGTATCAGCTTTAATTGATTCAAAACTGAAAACACCATTGTTTGTAATTTTGATCTGCACGAGATCATCTTTTTTGTTTTCCAGATCATAAAAATTGTCACCGAGAACTCTACGAATACTCTGAATTGGAGCTTCATATTTATTCATTTCTCGCTGTGATACAGGACCAAGTTCTTCAAAGAAACGTTTATTTGTCTGCTTTGTAGATTCTGTACAATTTTTATAAAATGCATGTTCGATAACCATATTTTTTACCTCCTATATGATTCGATCATTATTATAATATACAAATAAAAAAGAGACAATGATGAACTTATAAAGTGATCATTGTCTCGATTTAATTATACTGCTCTAGTAACAAATGGATTATTATCTACAGTAATTCCAGCTTTCTTCATAAGATCTGGAAGAGAATTGTATTTAATACCATCCAAGAATTCATATGGATCAGGTTCATCTGTATCACCAATTTCCAAACTAATTGCTGAGAGATACTGAGCTAACATCTTAGATGGAATGTTATCAGTAACTTCATCATCACTAATTGGAAGGTTATGGAGATGTGTTGGATCGTCAAACATTAATGACGCTGCCATATCAGAACGTAATTTAGCATTAGTAGACTGCACAGCATAGAATCTGTTTACCTTTTCAGGATCTACGAGATTCTTAAGGTCATTATTATCCATATCAGACATCTGGTTACAAGTATCACCAAATGGTTTACCAACTTCAGATTTCTTAACAGATTTATTAGGAAGTCCGAGAGGTGTCATAGAACCAAGTGAACGTGCTGAGAATGCTGCATCTGGCATCTGTTTAAGAACCATCATGTATACATCAGCGATGATAATTGGGTGTTGTGAAGTGAATTCACGAACAAGTGTATGATCATCTTTCTTGAATACTCTTGCTTTAGTTGTATCAAATGATGAATCTTTATCAAGCTGATTATCAAGGAATTCTTCAGAATTCCATTCAGTTTCATAAGTCTGTACACGATTGATGTAACTTACAAGATCATCCGGTTCACAGGCTTCATTATCGATACTATCCTGACCAACTTCAGCATCAGTCCATACAAAGTCATCAACCCATTCATTTTCTTTATACTGATCCTTTGGAAGTTTAAGAACGTTTTTATTATCATTAAGATGTAACATTCCAATTTCATCCTGAATGTGTTCAGTCTTAGTTACAGTCTTTTTACCTTCTTTAACTTTTACAGTTTTATCCTTTGTCTGGAATACATAGTTATCCATGATTCCCTTAACAGATTCAACATTTCCTTCAGAATCATACATAGCTGCAACTTCTGGAGATACATGATATGATCTACACATCTTAACTTTAGAAGTTTTGATTTTGTATTTTCTCGAAACGCGTTTAAGTATATCCCAACCAATTGCATTGTGTGCTGGTGGATTATACATCATAATACCAATAGGTGATGTGTAAAGATTATTAAGAAGTTCTTCTCTATCTTTATGGGAAATATTGTTATAATATTTTTCCCAGAATAATCCCCATTCAGGACTCATATCTTTAAGATATTCGAAATAGAGTTTGTAAGAATCTTCCATTGTTTTCTGTTTCTTCATACGTCTTAAGATCTCATCTGAGATATAACTAATTGTCTGATCGAATAACTGATCAGGATTAGTACGTCCAACAAGACCTGCTGAAGAACAAATAACATCTGCACGAACACCATTTTTATCAACAGGCATAAATTCATCAGGCCATACTTTACCAATAACAGCTTTACCACCACATCTATTAGTCATTTTCATTGCTGAAATAAGATGCTGTTCTTCTGCTGTATAGATTGTAATATGAGCAAATTCAAAGTTACCTGTATTAGAAGAATATTTAATATTTGGTGCAATGTAATTACGAGCATTGAATAAACACTGTTCAAGACGATCTGTAATATGATTACGTTCATCATTTACGATTGGCTGAAGAATGTTTACGATTTCTTGATTATATCTTAACTGATCATTGTAGATCTGCTGAAGCTGTTCACGATGTGGATCAGCTGCAAGTTCATCAACATCATTAACTTTAATGTCAATATCAATAACCTGACCAAATGCTCCAAATTTATTATCGGTGAGATGTAATGATTGAAGAGCCATATCTGTAAAATCTGCAGAAATGTTTTTCTTATCCATCTTGCGTGTTGCGAAAAGGATACCTTTGTCATTTACATATTCACCAACCATAGGAAGTGATTTATATTCCTGATTATTTCCATAAATGTTAAGAAGAACATCATTTTTATTAATAACATATTCTGTCTTAGTAATTGTATGGAACATTACTTTCTTTGCAAACGATTCTGATACTACAATCGAATCTTCTTTTACTTCAGGAATAAGCATAAATGCAACTTTTGCATTTACACCATAACGATAGTTTCCAAATTCATCAAGAGAATTTGCTTTATAAACTACATCGTCTTTTGTAATAAAAGATCCAGGACCTTTTGAATCGTTGTAAGAGAATGGACGAAGATAACCATGCTGATCTGAAAGTTTTTCATAATGTGAAACTCTAATCACATCATAGTTTCTTGTTCCCTGTTCACGTACTACGAGAACATAAGACATATCCTGAAATGATGAATGACGATTAATCTTTGCAACGATTTCAAGATTCTTATCAGCTTTCATGTAAGAATTCAAATACTTACCAAACTGTTTCTCCCAACCTGTAAAGTTTCTAGGACTTTCAGGATTATCCAACATTACATGCTGTGTATAATGCACACTAAACATATGTTGTCGTGGACCTGCCGCATGGAATGGATGAGACAACAAACCTGTAGAGAAAACTTTATTAATGTTTTCTCCAGAATACTGCTCAATCAGATATTTCATTTCCTCTTCTGTAATATTTGCACTATTCAACTTTATACCTCCAACTATTGGTATAGAAATATATAAACAAAATTGAAACTGGAAGATTGAAATCTTCCAGCTCAATAATTTATTTTAATGGATTATAAATTATTTCTTTTCTTTAGGTTTCGATTCTTCTTTAACCAATCCCTTTGCACGGGCCCAAATTTCGAATGGACGCCAAGTTGATTCTACACCAAACTTACGTTCAGCAATCTGTGCACGTGTGAGTGGTTTTTTCTGTGGTTTATCTTTACCATCAGAATTACCAGCTTTCTTTTCAGCAGGTTTTTCAGATGTAGGCTTTTTACCTGTTGGTTTCTTACCACCAGTTTTCTTAACTGGTTTTTTGTCAGCGGCTGCAGCTTTTTTTACAAAGTTTTCACCATCACCTTTTACTACTTCTTTAGGTGTTTCTGTTGTTTTTGTTTCACTCATGAGTTTATTCTCCCATCAATATCTATAGATTTATATGTATATGTGATACATATTTTATTTTTTAATATCTAAAGTATAATCTTTGTTATAAATAAATTCTCTTAAATTTGTTGATATAGGTCGATTTGTTATGTTTTTAAAAAAATTATTAGCTATTTTCTTACGATCTTCATTACTATTAGTTATATCCATAACTATCTGTAACGATTTATCCGAATTCAAATAAGGGAACGATTGTTTATACTGTTTCAAAACTTCAGTTTCATTTATAGAAATATTATGTTTAGAAACTACATACGAAATAACCACATAATCATCACCAAATGTATCAACTATAGTTTTAACATTTTCAAGCATGGTTTCATATTTGCAAGTACAATAAGATTCGTATGTCTGTTTATTAAATCCACTAACATTTATAACTATACTCGTTAAAATATTATGTTCTTGTAAATAATTTTTAAGCTTATTAATATATTCTTTATCAGCATAAGCACCATTTGTAAGAATTTGTAAACTATTTATATTACACTTATGTAAATTAAATAAGAATGTATCACGAATATATTTATCTTCAAAAGGTTCGCCAACAGTATTAGGACATATTGTAAATACATTTTTAGAATTCAAAACAGCATCCATCAAACGTCTACTATATTTAGTATATTGTTTAATATTACTTTTTTGATCTACTACAGCGCAATATGTACATTTATGAGCACATGCATAATTCGATGCTATTGCTAATATATAATTAGCAGGATTTCTCATATCAAAACCATGATATTTATTACATTTAGTACATATTTTAGTAGTCGCTAATATATCAATACATTTCAACCAATATTTATCAAAATCGTTACATACACAATCCAACGGATATCGTATTATTTCCGTATACACTTCACAGCAAAAAATAAACGAAACGTATATTTTTTCATCATATTCTACCAATCTTAGTATTATAGAATTATCTTTACATTCATAACCATATCTATTTTTCAAAATAATACCTCTTAAAAAAATAAGGGAGAGTTTAATAACTCTCCCAAGTTATATTATTCTGTTAAATTACCAATTGTCACTACAAAGATATTCAGTTTCACCAACTTTAATTTCAGTTGAATATTCTGTAATAGCATCTTTGATTTCAATCATTGGTTCATCCATGTCTGTAAGAAGAATCAAATCATCTTCACCAAGAACATTCGACATACGATCCACCCTTCCAAGAGTATCTGCAACCATATCATGAATTTCAATATATTCACCAGGAACAATCCAACCATGATTTTCATATCCTGGATAATCCATTGAATAATGAAGAATGAGATAAATGCGTGTTTCATAATCGAGTTCACCGAGAGCTTTAATATCTGGTGGAAGTTCATGATTAAGAACTTTACTTACAAGATAAAGTCTTGTTGTGAAACTTAATGCTCTTGCGAGTATTGGATCACGATGACAGAGATCCATAAGATTCTTACGAGTGAATTTAACTTCAGGAAGAATATCAAGATACATTCCCATAGGATTACCTGAAATGCCCCACTGACCTTCTTCATAAAGAATTTCAAAGTCTGTAAGTTCAGGTTTGTATCCTGTTGCTGAGTCAAATACCATTGGATATCTTACGCCTTCTGGACCATTCTTATTTTTAAGCCAATCCATAAATGCAATAATACCATGTACAGCATCACCAAAGATCTTTGTCTTTTCATTAAACAAACGTTCTTTAACTGAAAGCTGACCAACACAGAAAGACTGATAAAGAAGTTCTGTACCACCTTTAACTTTCTGATTAAATTTCATACCAGGAAGCTGTGGTTTTGGTGGATTATATCTATCGAGAACAGGAATTTCAACAAGATGGTTAATCATAATGAGACAAATCTTTGCTTCTTCACAAAGTTTCTTAACTTCATTAATAAACATTGTGTTATCTTTAGCAATCTGCATAGCATCCATGTTAGATGTACCAGCAATAGAATCTGTACTCTTAATATTACCTTCTTTATCAAATTCAAGTTCTGTTTTAGAACGAACAGCTGCAATAGAGTCGATAAGAGCATAAGTTGTTGGAAGAACCTTAATGGATTCACCAGTAATAGAACGTACACCTGTATCAACCATAAGTTCTTTCTTATGAGCAAGTTTATTCTTAGCAAGAACTGCAAGGTCATTATAAATTTCAATAATTGACCAAGGTTTAGAAATCATACGACATCTTTCCTGTAACTGCCAATCATCCCAACCTGTAACATCCTGAACACGTTTTGTCGAAGTGTGACCTTCAACATTGTAGAAAATCATTTCTGAAACTGGACCATACCATTTGTACCAGTTATCAATAGCAGCAGCTGTTAACTGAAGCCACAATGTTGTTTTTCCTGATGCCGACAAACCTAATTCATTATATGGAAAGTTAAACAAACCACCATTAAGAATCGTTTCATCATAGAGAAATGAACGTTCATAATTACATGACAGAATATCAATTGGTGTCATACCTGTCATCATTCCAAGATCAGAATTGAAACTTCCAGCTTTAGCAAAAGTATCATTAACCTTGTTAACTGAATTTAGAAGAAAACTCATCTAAATACCTCCTACTCTTCTTTAGTTGTTGTATTGAGTTGATCTGTTGTGAATTTAAAAGCGAACTCGCTTATTGATTTCGGAGAAATTTTCTTAATTCTTTCTACAGATGTTCCAGAATTAGTTTTTTCTTCTACGATATCATAGCTATGATATATATTTGAAGCTAATTTTCGACAACAAGCAATGTCATAAGATTTCATTGCACTTTCATATGAGTCCGCACCAAATACATCTTCACCAGCTCTAATCATTTCAAGAATCTTTTGTTCAGACTCTTCATTCTCTTCGAATCTACACCACAAATAATTACGAACGTAATTTGTTATAAATGGTAAAGCTGAAGGTTCAGGTCGTACTTTCTTATCCATAAAATATTCATTAGTTGTGTATCCAGAATAATACTTAAAAACAAGAGATTTAATATGACTTGGAGTTTCAGAAATATATTTGAGATAAACTTTATTTATGAAAATCTGAAAGAATACTCGTTTTTCAACAGTTCCATCCATCAATTCAGCATCAATATACTGTTGAGGATGTAATAGACATCTAATCAAATTTCTATAACTATTCATAGTAAGAAGTTTAATATCACATTTATCATCAAACTTAAAATCTTTAATTGTTAATTTATGTAATTCAGTCATGATACAATTATCTAACGATTCATAAATTAATGAAAGATCATTTTCTTTTTCTTCAGGTGTTATATTGGTAGTTTGTGTTTGTTTTTTATTTGTAAACTTTTCGATTATTTTAATAATAATATAACCGACAAATGATCCACAAATAAAAACAATGCTACCTAAAATTCCATACATCATAACGTTAATAATTTCAGTTGTCATGTTTATCTACCACCTTTGTTGTCCATAAGGATCTGTAAAATTCATTATATACTGACCATCATGAATATAGATGTTTTCTTTATCCAAATCCATAATTTCGATGCGATTTTCAATCTTATCGAATGTCAGATTTTCCCAAGGTTTAATACTTTCCAATAATAAGTAATCGTTTCCATAAGTAATGTACTTAGTGTATATGAATTGATCGATCATTTCTTTATTCTTAGAAATAATCCATCCAATAAAACGATCATTATCTGCTGTAAATTGAAACTTTGAAAGATCACAATAAAGATCTATAAATTTATAAGAAGACTTCGCCATCTTATAAACTTTATCATTTGAATGTTTTTTAAGAAATTCACAAAGTTCATATTTCTCTCCAAGAGTTAATAAGAACCAGAAATGTCTATTAGCTGCACACTGTAACATATTATAAGTTACGTGTAACCAATTTTCTTCTGAAGAATATCTACGTTCATATTCTTTTGGAAATCTTAATTTCTTTATAGTATTATTATCTTCGATAATTTCACAAGTTCCAAATGGATATAGTATAAGTGTTTGTCCAGCATCCCCAGATCTATGTAAATTAGTTATTTCAGTCTGGGGATCTCTATACTGTCCTTTAGAAGGATTATTATATTGATCCCATTCATTAACCATAATTATACCTTTTTACGGTCAACGCCGCCTAATTTATCAGCCCAAAATTCCCATGGCTGATCATAGTAATGACATTTTGATCTATGACCTTTATCAGCACCATAAAGAATTCTATCAACCAAGTTACCGATAAGAGATGGAAAACCGATAATAAATACATAAAACCATCCTAGATATAAACTCTGACGACTATGACCATATTCATGACGAACTGAATCTAACATAAATTTAGTAAGCATAGCTTCGTTATAAATCACATGTGTGTCTGAATCTAGGAAAATATAATTACCTAAACACACTCCACAATCATAAACATGTTTACAAGTATAATAAGTTATACCTTCATAAGTATGTTTAATTAAACTTTTCTTATTAACCAAAAACATGATACACGCAACGATATGCTGAGGTAATTGCCAGATCCAAGCTAAAACATTTAAAAATTTCATTATTTACGCTCCTCCAACATCTTGGCGATATAATCATTATTTACGTTACTTAATTTATCACCTAAAAGAAGTTGATCAATACTATCTTTAGTTATCAATTGTTTATTGTTAGCATAGATAGTAGTTGGTTTATATTTAAAATTCTCAGGATATTCGAGTTCATGTCCTTTAGGGTATGATTCGAGATATTCTTTAAATTTAATTTTCGTAGTTTCAGGAATATATTTTTCATATTCTTTATAGAACCGTTCATAATCTCCAATTATCAAATCTGGAGGAATATCCAATACATGATCATGTACCTGACCATGTGCAGTTGGATTTAATGGAACTAATCCTACCATAAGTTTGTAATGAACCATTACAGTTTCTTTTTCAACTTCATACTCATAAACCCAGTTATCCTGTCGTTCATCCATCTGTTTATTTATAACAGCTTCCACATAATCGTACAATGTGAATGGATGATGGTGAAATTCTAGTTTCATACCATTTTCAAGACTATAACCTTTAAAGAAAACACAAGACTTAACATCAAGTACTCTCTTAAACATGTCTATGAGCCACTTGTATTCAAATGAATCACGTATTTCTTTTTCGAAATACTTAATCATTTCACTTTTATTAGAATCTGTAATGAAAAATCTTGGATCAAAAGGATCCTTTTTTAAAACGTCATCGTCTACTTGAACTTGTAAATTATTAGTAGTTTCGATGACTGTAGCTAAAGCTTTTTCTTCTTTTTTCATAGAAAATCCTAAAAATAAGCAACCAAGAATTATCTCTTGGTTGCCGATATTAATTTAATTATTTTTCAAATCATGTGATACGAAAATTGGTTCGAGATACATTTCATTGTCAACGCTTAAATTAATAGAACATTCATTGTCAGATTCTACAGTGTAACTCTTAGGATTGATAAGGCTATCACCATTTTCAACAACTGATACAAGATCCTTTGTTGTGAGAACCATGAATGCTTTATTAATGATTGTAGCAACATCATTAGCTGTAATCTTTCCAGGATTATCACCCTGAATCTCAACTTTGATCTTTGACAATCTGATAGGCAATTTGTGTGTTTCCCAATCAAGTTCACCACCTTCCTTAGCCTGTTTATTAGCATCTTCGATAAATTTAACAAAGTTATCGTACATTTCCTGAGAACGTCCGACAAATTTACCATCTGAAGTATTTGCAGATAATGTTAATGTGAGATATACTCTAAACTCTTTGAAGTTTGTAGGATCTTCTCTAAGAAGTCCGATATAATTGATGAGCATACCTTCAGAATTAAGATCTATAGCATCATTTCCAATAGGATTGAATTCGATAGGACCGATAGCAAATGGTGCAGGTCTAATATAACCGACATTTATACCACTTGTAGTTCTTCCAGCAACAATAAGTTCTTCAACAGAACTATAACCCTGCATTCTTACAAAGTCCAATACAGGCATTCCATTACGATTCAAAGTCATATATCCTGAACAAAGCACAGGATCATAAATATCGAAATAAATTATTTCGAAATCCTTTGCTCTTTCTGCACGATAATTATCTTTGAAATCCTTGAGGATCTTGATAAGAACTTTAGCGCGGTCTTCATTTGCTTTATCAACTTCACCAAGTTCAAGTTTAACTTCAGATAATACAATGTTTGTATCATTGATGAGTTCATTGAGATCTTTGATCTCTCTAAGATCTAAAACAATCGATGTAATTGTGCGATCTTCAATTCCACCAATTTCCTGCGGAATACCATTACAACAACCATTTTTAAGAATATTTGTCAAAACATTCTTAACAGTTTCTCTATTAGAGAAATTAACATGATTAATATTGTTGAATACATATGATGAACCTTTATTTTCTGAATTAGGATTGATACAGGTAGTTTTATACACTGTTCCTTTACCAAGTTCATCTACAATTTTAACGAGATATGAATCATAACTTTTCATACGATTTTCCTTTAACTCCTTATAAAACTAGGTATATTATAATATAGATTAAATTTTAATGATTTATATACTCTTTTAGTAGAAAAGGGTCCGAGTATGGAATTAACAAGACTTTTAAATAATAATGTTTCTACCACAATCATTGGTAGTAATATCACCGAATACGATCTTAAAAAGGCACATCCAACAGTATTAGCATTGTTGTATCCTAATGATCCAGTATTCTCATCGTTGGTTTCACTTCCTAAGAGTGAATATACTATTACAATAGGAAATATGATAAAGGCAAACCCATCACTTAGGAAACAAATAGATGGAAAAGTTTTAGAGTTATTTAATAGATTTATCAAATCTAATAATATTTCTGAATCAAACTTTCTTGGAAGTACTCCAGATAGTTTATTAATTTCAAATCAAATCGCATCTGTAACAAATTTCGATGGTATCGCTAATTTTAGATGTAAAGAAGGAATAAGTTACACATCATTATTCTACATTAGTAGAACAGAATATATTCTATTTGATAGGGTTACTAAGAGATTAAGAATAAAAGGTGTAGGTCAAGAAGAAGAAACTAATAAATATGAATTCGTTAGGACTATATTAAAGAAGATTTGTTGTATTATAGATGATTCAAACAATGTAGATAGAATAGAAACTTTAAGAAGATTGAAACAAATTCGAATTCAATATTTAAATAGTAATAATATCGATATTTATAGAGATATCAAAAATAAAAACATGTTAAAGTATTTCGTTGATGGTAGAGCAGTTTATAGTGATGTACCATTAACTGAAAATGAAAATTGTATCTTAGATAAAAGTGATAATTATGTAAACTTTATTTTACCTTTAATTCAGATGTGTGTATAATAATATCGGTTGACATTTGTCAACCGATTCATTTTTTTATATATTATAATTATGACCATAAAGAGGAGGTATTTTATGGAACAGAATAAAAGAAGTCTCACAGAGACAGTAGTATTTGCAAGCATCAATTTCTGCAAAAGAGTTTGGGCTTTTGAAAAGGCCCTAGTTAAAAAGATTCTCTCTAAAAGAGAAGCTAATATGGCTCACCGGGTTGAATTTGCCTTTGGCAAAGTTGACCCATGGATCATTTCAAAATCTAATTCTGCTAAAGAGATTTCTTTAGCTGAATTGGAAGAGATGGTATAATAAAAGAAGAGGTGGATTTATTCCACCTCTTCTTTTTTTTTATTTTTTCAGAACGTAAATATCTTTAGTAAAATGTTTTCTATAATAGTTTACACCATTATCGAATCCATTTAAACTACTTGGTGCAATCTTCTGATAGATTGAACCAATCTTAACAAAGTAAGTCATTTTAGGATCAAATGCTTCTGTAGCTGTATCAATTAAGATATATTCAGCTGCAAAATCCTTAATACCAGAATTATAAGGAATATAATTCTCAGTTTCAGGATTGTAAGTAAAGTATCTATATCCTTCAATCTGACCATTTATCATCATCTGATAATTGAGTTTTAAATATTTACTTGATGCTTTATTGTGTCTAAGTATCTGAAGCTTATATCCATCAGCATTTTCAAATACACCATCGATATTGTTTAAATACCAACGACGTACTGGTTTAAATACATCAGCATACAGATTTTCAAAACCATGAACATTTCCATTTATGACAAGAATATCATCAGGAGTCCAATGTTTATTAATCATACAATCTTTTTCAGGTGTATCGAACTTGATATCAAGATGATTTTCAACCACTTCAATATCATAACTAACTGGTGTTTCAGTATCAAATTGTATAAGATAATACAATCTGTCTTTAAACTGAGCATTAGTAATGTTAAGAGCAGAAGATACATAATGATAATCGAATGATTCAGCACCATAGTAAGATCTAATAGCTTCAGAATAAGCTTCCATCTGTGCTTTAAACTGTTCATCAGTATAATTCTTATCAGGTTCAATATAATCTGATAATGATGGAAGATATTCAATTCTGTGACCAATAATAATTTCCAAATATTTTCTAAGTTTACTATATACTTCAGAATAAACAATGTCGAATTCTGTTGATACGTTTCTTAGAATAATCGAATTGGATTGTTTTGGATCGACATCCCAATCAGATTTAGAAACTATGTTATTGTTACAAAGTAAAATACATTTGGATTTATCTACTTTATCATAAAAATTAAGCTTTGTTGTGAGCCATACAGATTTAGAAGGTTCTGAAGGTTCACTCTTAAGCAAATTCCCAACAGATAAAGGAGAAATATGATGAGATATGGTGACATTTTCCCATTTGTAAATTTTAATATCGAAGAAATAAGAATATCCACGAGATTCATAAGGAATATTAAAACTCCAGATAGTAACACCAGCATCATTAGTAGTTTTAGAAAGATAAGCATTTGGACTCTTTCCTTCTTTCATAGATGTCTGTTGATATGTAGCGAATTTTAAAACGTTTGGAATGTAAATCTGATTTTCTGCAAACTCTGATATCTTATAATCTACAATCATACCATTACAAACAATGAGCATGTTTTTAATATCAGTATAAGGTTTATTATCAGAATTAGTAAATGTTAAGATCAAATCTTCAAAAAGATGATGATTATTCTCTGTATAATTACCTGTTGCAAAAATATTAGTTTCATGATTTCCAAGTCTGTAAACAAACTTACCTAAATCATTATGAACATTATCCTTTTCACATCTCTTTTCTTCTTCAAAAACTTTAGGAGAAATACGTTCGAGTTTATACTGACCATCTCCACGACCTATATGATATTCAATATTGTTAGAATCAAAATAAACTGTTTCTGGAATATCGTAAATTTCATTTACTTTGAATTTATTCCAAACTGGACTATCCTGATTAAATAATAAACTATCACACACTCGTTCATAGACTGTATTACCAAGATCATATTCATTAGGAATGAGATTACCAATTAATGAAGAGAAAATACCATGATTTGTTACACCTATTTGTGGTCTAATAAGACCCATATTAATCCAAATACCGTGCAAGTTCTTATAATATTCATGCTTCAATCCGTATCTAAAGGATAGATACTTTATCATATCGAGATATGTTTCCATAGTACTGATAAGTTCTTTATCATCACCACGAAGTTTCTGAGATTCTTTTTCTTTAGAATCGTCAGAATATTCGAAATTAAAAATATCTACACTTTTCGTCTGTTTATTTCGTTCAAGAAGGGTATTCAACGACATTGCTATCGGTGCAATACCCTTATCAAAAACGAATACGACTGTTTGAGGATCAAAACAATCTTTAGAAGAATTTGCAGGTTTGACTATTGTTTCGGAATAAACATAATCAGCCATAAAATCCTCCAATTAATTAATTCTGTTCATAGTTTACTACATAAACATCGATATCAGTTGTTGTAATTACACCATTGTTATCACTAACCCATTTTGTGAGAAGATAATCGTAATCGCGTAAGTTATTAACAATGATAGAAACAGCCTGTTCACCAATTGGTGACATCTTTCCAGTATCAGTATCCGCAGCATTGATGTGGAAATCTGAAATAAGTTTTGTATAAGTAGAATCTTTAACAGCATAAACCTGGAGACGATTAGGAATTACATATTCACCATCAGATATGAGCTTACGCTTATATCTGTCAACGAACTTAGTTTTTCCAACAAGTCCTCTAGGAGCAGTAATCTGAAGAGATACAGATGCATCAAGGCGATGAACTTTAACAATGTTACTGAGATCTGGAGATGATCTATTGTATGTTTCTCCAAGAGTTTCAAGAGGTCCACCGGCATTATAACCGTATTTGATATTTGAACCATATCTACTAATAAGAGCACCATTAAATTCGCTAGCATCTGCACCGAATTTAACGATGAAACGATAAGAAGTCTGATCACCTTCATTATACAATTTGAAATCGAATGTTGTATCGCTACCAATTGCATAATCTCTCTTATAAGTAAAGGCCATAGACTGGTCATACTGATCAAAGATATATGGACAATCTGTAAATTCTACTAACGAATCATCAACATTAACTTTCTTGAAAGTATTGAAGAATGAACGTGTTCTATTTTCAACTTCACCATCACCATTAAGAGTAAATACTTTAAGATGATAGATCTTATTTTTATTAGTTCCATCAACTGATGTACCCTGTTCCTGCCACATAACTGGAAGGATCTTAACAATCTTTTCAGCTGTATTAGCAATGATCTGGAAGTTAATTGTAGATTTAACATATGTACCATAAGGTTTGTTAAATTCGTCTACATTTGGATAGTAGATTACAGTAACTTCATGTGTTTCTCCCTGGATAGCATTTTCAGTACTCCAGTTTTCAAGACCATCGATTATGAGATTTGGTGAGTTCAATGATACCAATTTATTAGTACCATCTGAATAAACAGCACGAACTACAAATGATAATGTATTTGCAACATCTTCACCAGCATATACTGGATATACACCATTTGCAGATGACTGTGAAATATTGTTACGAAGAACTGTTACACTAAGTTCTTTAATTGACTGTGAAGGGATTTCTGTATTTGTAATAGCAGAATCAACAGCCTGGAATAAACGTGTATCAAGAAGTGTACCATTAGAATTGTAGAAATCAACTTTATAGAATTCATTATTTCTAATAACTTCTGTCTGTTTAATAGGATCAACTTCTTCTGTAGCGAAGATTTTTGCTGGAAGCATACGAGTATACTTTGTTCCAACAGCATCATCTCGCTGTACAGCCATTCCGATATTCTGACCAACAAGATTGTTATCCTGAATCATACCTGCTACATAAATAGGTTTCTTATCTTCATTTAACTTCTGAGCTGTTACAGTATAATAAGCAAATTCAGCTGGGAATGTTAATGATGTATTTGGATACATCATGAGATTTGAACGGTCGATATACATTGTGTAAATACGACCATTATTATAAGCAGACATTAACTGGTTAAGAATACCTTTTGATTCATAATATGAAAGACGTTCGTTAACTTCTTTTTCTTTAGAAGTGTAAACATATCTTTCTTCACCAGTGATAGGATCTTTAACATGTTTACAAAGATAAATGTAACAATCGTCATCAGAGAACTGTTCACCATCATAAGGTGTAAGCAAATCTTTATTCAATTCAATACGATCTGCTGAAGGTAAATCAGCAATGTATGGATTATCTTTAAAGAGTCGAATATTTGCAATATTAGCAGCAAAACGTCCTTTATAACCTTCTTTAGCTAACTGAGCATAAGCCTGTCTATTAGGACTTGTATCTTCGAATAAATCTGACATTTTATTCTCCTTATCAGAAATTTATATAAATTCATCTACAGTTTCATAGTATTAGGATACAATACATTTATCAATTCTTTAACTTTATTTTTAGCTAAAGCTTTGTAATGATCATATTCTTCACCAGTCAAAGTGTCATCATGACCATCTGCAGAAGAAAGAGATTTAATTAATGCATTTTCAATAGATGCATAATATCCATTTTCAGATTCCAAATTCATATCGAATTCATAAATCTTAGGATATATTTTGTTAAGAATATATCTTAAACCAAAGTATTTAAGAATACTATTGTTTTCAACATACTCTTTAGCTTTACTTAAAAGATATTTTTCACAAGTACTTTCAAGTAATGATTTATTCCAACCATAAGCAAAGTTGATAACATCTATATTAGAACCAGTCCAACGTATTCCTTCTTCAGAAGGTTCAATTGGGAAATCCTGTGGATAAAGAATGTTAGCAAGTTTGTTTTTACACATAGCTTCAACTAATGTATCCTGACATGTTTCAGAATCCATATGAAGATCTTCACCATTTTCAAAACTATCTAAGAGAATTTCATAGAAGAAACGACGTCTGAGATTTATATCTGAACCTGGATAGATGTGTTTGATTATACCATCAGGATTTGTAGTTCTAATAGGATTATTTACATCTGGTAACATACCATCATAAACACGATTAGAATCTATTACGATATCCAATCTATCATTGATGATAACATTTTCAAATACAGAGAAATACTTTAAAACAATTGGATCAATGTCTAATGCTTTAAATCCCTGTGTTCTAGTTTTACCAGAATTAGTTAACCAGTTGATATACATCAATTCCAAAGTATCTGAGAACATGTTCATGTCGTCGAGTGAAACTTTAGGATTTTCAATCTGTTTAACACTATCCACATCAGTAACAAATCCATGATTATTCAAATAAGCTTCAAAGAAAACATTTGCTTTCTCCCAAGCTTCACTAGCTTCAACTTCAGTTTTAGCAGGTTTAGGAATAACATCATCAAATTTTGTAGAAGAATCGAATTCATATCCATATTCCATAATATAATCAGTATATTCTTTATAAAATGGATTATCATAGTTTTCTTCATCATCTCCAACAAAATCAGAATAATAAGGATTCATCTTGTAAACGAAATCTACATTAGGTTTACTAGATTCATTCTGTTTAGAAGGATCACAATTCCAGAAAATATCTTCAACAAGTTTTTCAAATTTCGAAGGTTCGTAAAGATCTATATAATCTTGAATCTCCGATTCTTTGTACTGAAGATTTGTTGTAATAAGAATTGTGCGTATTGGTCTGGTTGTGTTATGAACACGAATAAGTTTATCAGAAAGTATATCAATATCATAAGCTGACATTTTCTTACCATTAATAAAAATATTCATGTATTCTGTAGAAACAGGATATCTTAATTCTGAAAGATAGATTAAACCGTATCTATTATCAATATTTAAATCATCATAACCTACAATAAGTACGTTTGTTTTTGTTGAGTTAAACTGAACTGTAAAGATATCATTATTTATAGGCTGTTTCTTTAAAACGATATATGAAGAAGCGATTGCATCCGAAGATTCAGGATTAATAAATGTATAATCCTTACCATAAATTAATTCTGAACCATTTTTAGAAATAATAGGTTCTGAGTTATTTATATAAGGGATATAATCAATTACTTCTTTTACACCAACAATATTATTATGAAGTGTACCATTATTAGCCATGACTGATGAATATTCATATACTGTATACTTTGAATATACAGGTATAATCAAGTCATTATCAATCATGTAAGAATTATCTATATTCGAATAAATAATTTCTTCAATAACGTTGTACTGTTTTATAAGCACGAAGAAATACCCATCAGTTTTTTCAGGTTCATGTAACTGAACATTAATTGTAAATCCGTCTGAATCTCTATCTGATATAAAGAACTTTTTAACCATTCTATAACCAGTAGCTTCATTAGTCGGATAAATTAAATAGTATTCATTCTGGGTAGAATCATACCATCTTTTACAAACCTGTTCTATAGCACAAATATCATCTGATAAGAATGCCCCACCAAATGGAAGTTCATCGTATGAATAATGTTTTGAATATATTTTTTCACCATTGTTATCATAACCAGAAACAGTATACTGATCGAGATTATCTCTATAGATTGATTTTTCACGATAAGTTAAATCGAACTGGAAAATTTCAACACTGTTTACGCCAGAAACGTATTTACCCGATTCATCTTTAACAAGAGGATCGAAACAAGATTTATCGATATTAATATAATCAATGAGAGCTTCTCGTTTAATAGAATATCTACTACTATCCAGAAGTTCACGATTGATATAAATCTTATAATAAGTATTCTGATTTATATCTGTAATAGGTACAACTGAAGTAGCTTTAACATCTTCAGCATTTCCGTATACGATAAAACGTTTATTAGGAACTTTCCACTGTTCCATAAGACGACGTAATAATGTTGGTCGTTCAGCAATAAGGTCTTTACTTCTACTAGTAGCAGTATTTCGTTCAAATTTAAGCTTATCATATTTATTGATAGCTTTTTGCACATCGAACAAATCACCATCTTTCGACAACGTTTCTTTAAAACTTGTTGAATATCTTGTTTCGTCAAATACTGAGAAAGTCTTTGAACCTTTCATCTTATCAACACAACGTTTAACACCCAACATATTTAAAAGATAATAATCATCGCCGTAAGAACTATAAGCAGCATCATCAACCTTTTTACCAATATCTTCAATTATAAAATCAATTTTATGTTCATCGAAATTAGGTTCAGCTATCTGATATTCGAATGAGAATCGCGATGTTTGTACAATTTTAGAATCATCCATCCTTTTTCCATCATAGAAAAAAGAAATAGCTGATTTAGTTATAGGTCCAGAAATTACATCAACTTTATAATCATCATTTACATAGAAATGAAGTTTATCACCAGCTTTATTGAGCATAGGTTTATTTGGAATTGAATAACGATAAATTACATCGTTCAAAATATAGAATTCCAAATCACCAGATACAAATGATACTGGGAAATTTAAAGTTAACAAATTTCCATTTCTTTCAACAGAAGAAACGATAAATTCTTTACCATCTACAAATGATAAAATCTTTTCTTTAACAATTTCTAAATCGAGTTGTTCATATTTATAAACAGAATCTGTTAAATCGATAGTAACACTTGTACCATTAATTTTACCTCTATGATATAAACATTCAGAACCTGGTTGACGATAATCAATTGTAAATACACAATCGATATTCGAATGATCATCGTATATATTACCTGGAATATATTTACGTGGAATAAATACATCAGTATACATTTTGTTAGAATATACGAATACTTCATTATCTGGGATTTTTATACCATTAACATAAATGAATAAAGAAGCAAATTCATTAACAACGAGTTTATCAACTCGCTGCAATGGATATGAACTAGAATCCGTTTCCTTAATTTCTTTATCACCAAACTGATATGAAATCGAATTCGATTCAGCATCAATGTTTGATTTTAAAGATGTAATTGACGAATAATGTTTTTTGTTAATGTAAGTATCACTGACATCTTTCTTATACATCGTGTTATCCGATGAACGAATTGTACCAATTCCACTTACATAACGACTATTAATAACAGCATTTGTCTTAAATTTGAAATACGGGATAGACACTGATTTAATTTCTTTATCGGATACTTTTACAGTATCCATAAAGAACTGTGTCATATCTATAAAGGTTCCATCATTAAGAAGACCTTTATTATTATCAAATAAGTTCAACTGTGTTTTAAAGTCATTTCGAACATTGCCTCTTTTCACATATTCCTGACGAATGTCATAAATGTTGTTAGAATCACTAACACGTGTCATGACCTGCCAAGAAGGATCATTATTTCGGAGCATGGTATAGTTACTTTCTGTAAGAATTACACTCATAAATAACTCCTTTTTAATCAATAAGAACTATATATTAATGTCTTCGAATAAGAATATAGACAGGGTATAAAACCCTGTCTATATTACAATATTAGCTATTTATCGTTTGAAAAAGTGTGATAATTGATACTACATAAACATCTATCAGAATCCATATAGTCACGATATTCTTTAATAGGATCGTATAAAACATTGAATTCGATATTTTCTTCCATCATTTCAATCCACTCATTTACAATCTTATTGAACTCTTCCAAAGTAGTTCTATAAGAATTTACAATTTGTGAGATTTCCATATCGACAACTTTTGCAAGTTTTATAAAATCTTCCCAAACATCAATATTTTTACAATGTGATTTGAAATATTTAGATTTGTGATATGGACTGTAAGCATCGATAATTTTACATACATCTGAATCTTTTTGAATCAATATGTAAGATGTTTCATTACCGACATTGTTAGGATTAGATATAACATTATTGATAAAACACATTAACAATAACTGAATATTATAGTACTGATCTCTTTCAGGTGTTTTTTTATCATTAAAATATTCACCACTAATAATAGTTCCATAAAATTTATTCTGAAGAAGATTAACTTGCTTACCCAGCATTACAAGCGTATTGAATAATTCTCTAAGCTTTTCACAATCAACACCTGCTCCAGGTTCACCATATTTAGCATAGTTTCTGTTCAATGCTTCAATAGAACTAATTCCCATATATAAACTTGCAAATCGTTCAGATATAATATCTTCATTAATTTTATTAATACCATTTTTATTAAGATAATCAATGAATTCTTCACGACTGTAAAATTTATTATGAATATTTTCAATAAGTTCAGTGATAACATTATATTTATCATATTTAAGAGGATTGAATTTATGTTTAAATCCTGTGAGGTATTCTGAAAAGACTCCAGCATTTCTAACAAAGCTAATAGTTATTTCAGATTTAATTCTATTTACAATGTCATCCGTATAAATAGGCATTGTAAATTCCTCAAGAAGTTTTTCTTTGATAAGATCTATCAAATAAATTTTAGAAAAATATCTTAATGAATTATATCCAAAATCATCAAACTCTAGGAACGATATTGTATGATATATGTCTTTTTCTTCATCAATCATTTCTACAATTGTTCCAGATTTAGGCATTTTATCTAATCTGATTACACTGTTGGTACTATTAAAATTGTATGTTTTGATAGCAGATTTTTTATGGAATCGTCTGAAAGCAGCATTTACTTCTTTTCTAAACTTATACATAAATTCGTCATCACGTAACATTCTAGAAATAGCAGATTCTGCTACAATGATGAAAGGTTTTTCTTTAGTGTAATCGATATTGTCGGAAATCATACGATTACATTCTGCGGAAAGTATACTATGCAAATACTTAACAACGAATTTACCAAATATATCAGATCTGATAAATACATCTTCAGTAATTTGTAAAATGCTAGCAATATATGGACTTACAAATTCATTTATAGCAGCATTTTCTACAACAGCATTAACCAGGTTCATAGTAGGCACATAGAGTCTTAAATCTTTAAAGTTCGATTTATCATGTGTCTTTTTAAACTGCACTGCTTCATTATATATCTGTTTAACAGTTTCATCATTATAAAACAATCTATTAAAATTGAATACATGTTTAATAGGTTCATTATTTGAATTACATTCTTGTGTATAAATAATATTTTCCATTTTATTACTCCTGATATTTATTTGATCAATCCACTAATAGTATTGATATAATCTGATGGAATCCAAATCGTATTAGTTTCCAACAATTCATTCCATCTCTCAACAATAGAAAAATTATAAGATTTTTTCAATGGTTGCTGTGTATTCTTAAGAAGCTTTTCGATGATACTGAGTAACTTTTCAAAAGCTTCTATCGGATATATTCCAGTTTCTCTATCTTTCATTGAAATGACTTCTTCAAAAATCGCTTTGTTTTCGTTAGTTATCTGATTATGAATTTCATAAAGAGTTGAATCGATATCTTTACGACTAACACGTATAATATCTTCATCATTCCTTGCAATTATTCCAGAAAGCAATTTTACTTTTTCCTGATAATAAATATCATTACCACGTAAAACAGAAATATTTTTTGTAAAATACAATTCAATATCGGAAATAACACTATCCAAAACAGGATCACGATATCTACGTTTTGAAATGTAATATGGTATTGCTTGTTTAAACATTGACACGAACACATAACGTACAATTGATTTTACAAAGTTGATAGGGATTAACATAGATTGATCGCAATCATCAATCATTCCATATACAGTATCATTATAAATTAAATCAGCTACAATTTTCTTATTTCCGTATATATAGAAATAATCTTCACAATCGAAAATAGCACACTGCGGAGTATTTCTAGATTCGCTATCAGTATCTAAATATACTGAATCATTGGAAGATTTTAAATCGAATTTTTTACACAAACGTGAAACTTCAAGTTTTGGATGCATAAGCATATTGTACATTGTTGTTGTTAATTTTTTATGTGGTTTAAACAAATCAAGATTATTATTGAATCGAACATTATACTTATTCATAATGTAAAAAATATCAGAAGTTAATTCATCGATTACTACTCTGGATTTCATAAATTTTGTAAATTTTATCCAGCCGGTTTCAAATGGTGAAAATAAAAGGCTCATCGAACTATTGTCAACTGTATAGTTTTTAACAGTGTTTGCCATTTTAATCATGTAATCAGATATATAAGTTTTGTAAAAATCATCCATATATTTACTTGAATTAAAGTAATTATTGATTACAGGTATGATTATTTTATTTATAAGTACAGTTGTCATATTACCTGTTTTTCCAAAAGGAGAATACAAGTCTTCAAACAACTTATTAGTTCCAGCTTCAGAAGTATTTACACACAATGTTAATTTTTTAGGTTTGGTTAAAGTTGCAAAAGTTTCTTTATATTTTGGATCGTATTTAATTTCTGTTTTATCTAATAATTTAATAAGTCTATCATAACTGTTTGTTACCAATTCACAGTCATAAAAACCTTTTCTAAAGTCATAATACATAATGTCACCTTTTATACAATGTTGAAAAAAAAGAAACTACACTACTCGTTATCTGAGTAGTGTAGTTCGATTTAAGATTCGTTATTAACGAATCATATCGCTGAGATTAAGTTCAGCAAATACAGAATTCTTTCCGTAATATTTGTTGAAGCCAGAAATGATATCAGCTTTGAAAGAATTAAGACGCTTAATGATAAGTTTACCATATTCAGGAGAATTGATATCAATCTTAGATTTAGCGAGTTCTT